AAGATGTAAACAACGATTCAATTATAAGTGTGATACCTATAATTTGACTTTTCGCAGGAATAATAATTCCTAACGCTGTTGCTGTAGTAGTTGCATGAGTCAGCTCTGTATCTGCTGATTGTGACATGACAACTGAACCCACATTCTTAATATCCGTACCAACTGTGGTTCCAGTCGTATTTGAAATTGGACCAGCTTTAATTGGTCCCGAAAAAGTTGTTGTACCCATCTGTCTTACTCCTTATGGTTTCTGTCTGCTTTCACAGTCATTTGGGTTAAAAGGGGGCACCTTTAACAATGCCCCCCT